CGATATTAAACGCCCGCTTGTGGTATTCCTTATCGTGCACATAACGACTGTACACCACCTTGGTCATGTCGATGCCGCTGTTCAGGTTAATAGGCGTATCGCCCATCACGGATGTAACGATATCTTTGAGTGTCTTTTCGATTGTCTCTTTCTCTTCAAGGAAGTCTTTCTCCACCTTGTTGAGAGCGTCCATATCAATCTTGATGCCGTTGCATTCGATCTCGCAAAGAAACATCATCATTTCATTCATCAGTTCAAAGACTGGTTTAAGACCCTTATTTGAGTCTTTATTTAGGTCTTCTTGCTGATCCAAATAGATTTCAGCGCATGACTGTACATCTGCTTCAGCGTATTCAATCACCACGTCCAAAGGCATGGCTTCAAAACCAGTACCACCTTTGAACATTTCATCGACTAACTCAGATTTCTTACGCGTCACGTCACGACGTTCGGCTGTAGCTTTAAGCGACTTACTAATCTGTCTAGCCCGGGCAAAGATGTACTCACCAATCATGGTGCAATACATTTTAGCTGGGATGGGCAGACCGGATTCCAATAAGTACAACAAATCGAATTTTGCATTGTGGGCCACGCCAAGATCAGCGGACTTCAACGCCTGAATAAAATCATCTGGTTTGTCAGAGCTTTCGATTTCGTTGTGAAAGAACACACGGCTTTGGGGTTTACCTAACACCCCATCTTCAATCATTAGCCAGTGAGCACTTACCATTCTGTTCTTAGGATGGAACGGACTGTTATCAATTATTCCGTTTTCTCGCTGTACTGTTGTTTCCAAATCAAACACTATTATCTTCATTCTACTCCCCATTTTCGTTCTGCTAGAAACCGCCACAATGTTTCTATTGGTTGCATTTCTGTGGCGAACATGAACAAGCGTTCCCCGTACCCGAAGTCATGCTTCTGGGACTGTTCCTTGAACACTTTTCTTGTGACCCAGCCGTTTACCGACATCACGTCCTCGTCATCTGTACGGCCAACCAGAATGGCGATTTCAGCACGGAACTTCTGCATCGTGTCAAAGATGAGAGGCCCTTGCTCTTCGTTCGTGAATTTTACATCTACTGGAATTCCATCAAGCCAGAGATCAACACCGCCGTCTGAAAGAACATTGATCACCGGGGGTTCTGCATTGAACAGACGCGCTACAGCAAACTCAGCTTTATAGCCGAATGCGTTAGCCTCTTCCCTTGATTGTCTCTCGTTTTCTAGACGTGGGTTAAACCCTTGCATCTTACAGAGCGCGACAGTATCGGCTCCCATAATTTCGGACGTATGGCTGTCCTGCCTACTTAGTCGTACCTTCATTGCCAACTTACTCAACATATCTACTAATTTGTGGCTGGATGTTGCAGATCACGGTGCCGTGCCATCCAGAGAGTTTGTTTTTGGAAATGGTTAGATAACGAGTGTTATCGGGATCAGTGTCGTCCACATCCCCGGCCTCGTGTTTGCCAATGCCGATACACAGATCAAGCTCGGCCATCTTACCAATCTTAGATCCTTCCATGTCGAAGCCTGACAAACGAGTACGGCCGCGAGCCTCATTGGATGCTTGCGATACGGTAATGACAGCGCATTGCTGACGCTTGGCTAATTCACGGAGTGATCGATACAGTTCACGCAGTCTTTCATGTGACGCTGAAAACTGACCATTGATATGAACCTTATCACCTTGGTCGATGATAACTACGTCCGCTGACATATGCTCGACATATGCCTCAATCTTTTGCAGATCCCATTCTTGAATGTCTTTCATTTCAAGACGGTCTTCGATTGCTTTGAACCTTGTCCGGGCGGACATCGGATCTTTCACAATTTCTTCACGCGTCATGCCGCCCCAAGCTTGCATAGCCCGAAGCATAGTACGCCGTGTCTCTTCCTCGTTCCCTAAATACAAAACCTTCGCACCCTGTTCACAGAAGCCACCGGGGCCACAAGTGATAGAGATTGCGAAGGCTGATTTACCTGTCTCAGGTAGTGCGAAGATTGTTCCGAATTCGGCAGGGCCGATCCCGTAGACGTTGCGTGATAGTGTGTTGATGTTGAACTTCCAACGCGCATCATCTGAAGTGAGGCGAAGAAGCTCTTCTATATCTTTGGTGGTTGTTTCACCGAAATCGTTTGGCATTACGCCTTCACGAACATTGTCCAGTAGAGTGGACAAACGTGACATCGCATCCGGTACGCCCTCAGTGAGCTCAATACCTAAGTTAGCAATCTTGTGACCTACATGACGCTTCCATAGCTCTTTCAATAAATCTTGAGCTACGCCTTCATTCAAAGGCTCTTCACGTTCAATGCGTTTGATTAGATCTGATACGGTGTCATTTTCAGCGCGGGTAGCTACTGGGTTGTTCTTTTCCCAGATAGCCAGAACATCATCTGTGCTTAGATCTGTCTGATATTTATCATGCCCCTCAGCGATACATTCGTAGATGTCTCTTAGCTCTTCTTCAAACAACCGGGGGGTCAGGTTAGTTTTGTTCGACGTAAAAAAATCTGCCGATAGCAGACGTTTCAATATTTTCATTTCCATATTAGTGCTCTTATTCGTGCCTCGTAACGACACCAAGTATACACTAGTTAGTGTCACTAGCAACAAAAATTTGAACACAAAAAAACCCCGCAATGCGGGGCCTCTTTAAAAGTAGCTATTTTAGCTAGGTTAGCTAACTCGCAACTTCATCTTTTTGATGTCGGGCTTTTGGTCACCCCTACGTTCACGGATATCTACTTCGTGGTGTAACACTCTTGGGTTACCTCTACAGAGTGCGTCTATCGCATCTTGTAATTTTTTCTGTTCTTCTGCGGCCTGAATAAACCCTTCCGGGCAATCATAATCAATAACCACCAGCCCTCGTACTTTCATTGACTTCTCCCAATATTGTTTTTGCATCCATATATTTGAAGTCGTCACGGATAAAGCAAACCGTTGTATCAACAAAACCCCCAAGACTCCTAGCTACTTGTATAGCCTTTTTACTAGCGTCCTTGTCAAGACATATAATTATCTTTTGATATCGCCCTAGTTGTATGCGTTGTACTGGCGATATATTGGTTCCTAGTAAAGCTACGCCTGTATATACGCCTGTAGCGTATACAGCACACGCGCTGGCGGCATCTTCAACAACAAGAGCGGTGGGTTTATCTCCTACGGCTAATACGCCGGACGTATTTCCATACGATAGCCATTTGGGTTTAGCATTCTTATCTAATGTACGTCCTACTGCACCTTCATTATTATTCATCCAGAATAATACCCGGTTGTTAGCAGGATCATATGTAATCTCTACGGCATTGTCTTCGTACGCGTTATAACAATTGTTATTACGAAGATAAGTTATAACATTTTTATGATGTTCTACTGAAGAATTAATACTTGGAAGTGATAACGTACGCTTTTCCGTACAACATGAGTTTGAACATCCATTACATGATTTATCAAACTTACTCTTTATAGCTTTAATACTATACCCAACTCTTTTAGCACCTCTGGCTCCGCATGATGCTTTATAACAGTTCCATACAAGTGAACCATCATTGTTGGAAATTGTGAGAGTATATTTACCACCGCAAAAGGGACAATCAATACGTTTTGTTTCTTCTTCCCTGACCCTGACCTTGCTTACAACCTCGTACTGTTCCGCTCTTGAATACATTACCTACCCCTATAGCTCGGCCCCCCGAAGCGGGCCTCGCTTTTATACACCCGAAAGTGCAATCCGTCAACAATAATAGTGACACTAGTTATGGGCTTTACCACGCAATAATTACACAACATATTGAAATTATTGTATAACTGCATAACCTGAAGGTCGTAGGTTCAAATCCTACTCCCGCAACCAAGATTCTGAATACATTCCATTTTCATCAGCCCAGTTAAGTGGGGTTGAAGAAAGTGGAAGTTTCGGTCTTGTGACACTAACTATTCCCACAATATTTATCGACATCGTCTTTAAGAATGTCTTTGCCATTTCCTTCAAGAGGGGCATGACACGATGTGCAATAGATCGTTCCCGGATCATCATAATAAGTTTTGCCATGTGTAGTGCGCCCGCACCAATCACATTCTCGAAATTCTTTCCACACTGGGAAAGAGGGGAAGTCCCTGCTCGTAAACGCCATCACTATTCTCCTCATACGTCATTGTCCCACGCACGTCCTTTATGCAGACAAGCTGTTTATTTTCAGCTTGCACTACAATTTCGGCTTCTCTCATGGCGCGGATACATTCTTCGTGTGTGTTAAACTCGTAGATCTTCGTCAGGTACAACTGAGAATTCAAAAGCATAACACCGATTAACCAATACATTATTTTGATTCCATTAAGGCGTTCCATGACACAGGAAAGAACCGGATTAATTCATCCGATATCTCTTCTGCTACGAAACGCGTTTCCATCTGAGTATCGGGGGCACAACGAAGCCTACACATATCTGCGAAAGCATCTAAGCTACCGCTCCAATACCACTCTGTGTACATAGCTTGAGGCAAGACCATGCGGGCTTGTTCAGGCGTCACACCATCAGCCAATAAATTTTTATATGTCTCAAGTGCGGCAGTGTACGCATACTTAGGGGAAACATCTGTGTCGGCTACACCTTCACTTCCTTGCTTCTTATCCTTACTGCGCCCACGCCAAACTGCGGGCATATAAAATTCTGGCTCATCATCGACATATCGCCGACTGATTTCATTCCAGCGTAAAAATTTATGCTTCACTAATTGACGCGCCACAAACACTGGGGCTTTAACGTGAAAAGAAGCGAAGCAATGCCCAAACGGGCTAATGTGTTTATGCTCGGCTAGATATTGAATGAGCCCAATATCCTTGGACTCAAGATGATCATGTTTTTTGCCGAATGACACACGGGCGGAATTAGCTACCGTTAAGTCATCGCCCATAGTTTGTAAGAGCGTGGCACTAATCATAATGCGGCTCCATAACTAGTTCATCCGGGTAAACCTTGATGAAACCTACACAGCCTTCTGAACGATCAGCCACGGCTACTGGGGCGTCTTCATTGCCCCACCATTTCACGGCACCTTCGCTAACCTCGGGTGTGTATTTCAAATCACATTCTGTGTTTCCGCATTCAGCGGTGCAGAAAGTTGTATCTTTATAGCTGATCATTGTTGGAACCTCTTATTAACGCCAGCGGCGGCTAGTTTTATGGTTGGGCGAACATAAATAGATAGAACATCACGAGACTGGTGCCCGGTAACTGATCTGAGTTCATCCTCAGTACAGCCCGCCTCAGCCATCTCAGTAGCTCCTGTCCGTCTTAGATCCCGGATCTGAAGCTCTGGTGGCAGTTTTGATTGATTGCGTACTCGTGCCGCCCACTTGGAATACAACCGACGGTCAAACGGCTTACCTGTAGCTTCACAGAGCACG